GTTAAGCCAGAGAATGTCTGCGGCAGCAAACCAAGAATCAGTTCCTTTCGAAGAAGTTATCGCTGACTACTACGTAAAGAGAATCTCTAAGTACAACGAATCATACTTAATCGATGGTGACGGTACTGGAACTGGTATCAAAGACCAAGTAACTGGCGCTAACGGTGCAACAGTATCTGCTAACCCATTAGCTTGGACTTTAACAAACGCAGTTGAGCAAGCATTAAACATCTTTGACGCTATCAATGAAGCATCAAAAGATAGAGATGACTTAATCATGATCGTTTCTCCTGCAAACTTCAATACTCTAAGAAGAGCATTAGTTGCACAAAACTATTACCACTATGACCAAGGCGACGGTAGATCTTTCGAATTACCAGGTGCTAACATCACAGTAGTAAAAACTTCAGGCCTTGTAGGTTCTGACTACGTAGCTGCAGGTCCTGCTTCTATGATCGTAGCTGGTACTGGTCTTGAAGACGACGCATCAACTGTACAATTCTTCTTTGACAAAGGTCAAGACGTTGTAAAGTTCATCGCAAAATGGAGACTCGGAGTTGCAGTTTCACAAGTTGATCAATTCGGTACGAACGGATTAGCATAACCTTAAAAAAACAAAAGAAAAACTATGGCATGTTCAAATTTAACAGCTGGCTTTACTTTAGATTGTAATGACTCTAATGGTGGTATCGATAAAATTTTTATCGCTAACGGTCCAGTAGAATCAATTACAGAATCTAACGGTGTAATCTCAGCTATTACGGTAAGCGGGAGCGCTTTAACGCCTAGTGACTTCTTTGATTTTGAGGTTCCACGTCAGACTAGTTCGTTCACGGAAACTATCAACGTATCTCAAGAAAATGGCACAGTCTATTATGACCAAGCCTTAACGATGATTTTCAATAAAATGGAAGCATCTAAAAGAGATCAAATCCTTTTAATGGCACAAGCAACTGATATGGTTGTAGTGTTCAAAGACAACAACGATAAGTACTTTAGCGTTGGTGTTGCAAGAGGAGCATTCATGACGGCAGGTTCATCTGTCTCAGGTACTGCATACGGTGATAGAAACGGCTACGAACTTACTATTTCAGGCATGGAAGAAAATCCATCATTCGAAGTTACGGGAAGCATAGTCGAAGCTTAAAAATCGACGTATATTCACTCATGAGAAAGGGTCCCAATAGGGACCCTTTTTTTATATTAACTGTTTAGGCGGGTGAGGTGAGTACGCTGACTTAGTCATAGGATAGTGACGTTCACTAATCCATAAGTCATCTTTGCGATGTGCGTATCTATATGATGTACCGTTAATCCATATCTCAGGCCTATAGTGTGCCAGAGTCTGTTTGACAGGTATACCTTTACTATGATCGTATAGTTTACCGTTGACTAGATACTTTATATCTACTTGCATAAAGAGGTCAAAGCCTATCTTTACACATTCTTCTAATAAATGATTAATACGCTCAGGCTTATTTGGTCCTATAATAGTCAAGTCTAAGTCTTGTGCTGTAGAATTACCTAATATGCTACCATGTGCCCATAGCTGATAACCTCGCCAGTTAAGTTCTTTTACACGTTTTAAAAACTTACTGACAAGTGGGTCACCTAAACTACACAATAAATGTAGGTTCGTGCACTCATAATCACCATATTTTACATGTTTCTGCATGATATATATATCTCTTACAACTTTAGCTCTTTTTATATTTCTAAGTAGAAACACATACTTTAATATGACGACAACAATTGACGGCACAACTGCAAAGTTTTACATTAACAATCCTAATACAATTACAGGTGATTTCAGCTTAAAGTCACAATACTCACAAGAAGATATTGCTACTGGTAATTCTTACACTATTGTTACACAAAACGATAGGTATGCTGAGATAGAGGTAACATTCCCTGCAGATTTTAAAGATAAGCACTATAATGGTTATTACACATGGTCATTAGGTGACTATTCTGACATTGTGAAGATTATTACACAGCCTGGAGGTGACGACGGGAAAGTAGAATACATATCTAATAACGAAGAAAGAGACGCAGAAGTGTTCTATCGTCCAAATTATTAATAAACAATATGAGAAATACACCAGAAGGATTATACAGTATTAAAGGTCATAAGCTAGAAGCTTTAGACTTACCAGTAATCCAAGAGCAAAGAGGTAAGGACTACATCAAGTTTGGCGTAGACAACTTATTTCCACAACAGTTAATAGAGTTATATGATAGCTCTGCAATGAACCATACATGTATCGATGCAATTAGAGATGGTATTTTCGGTGAAGGTATTATAGAATATGGTGATGAGTATATCAACACGCAAGGTGAAACAATCGATGACATCTTTGCTAAAATCAGTTTAGATTACACACTATTTGGCGGGTACGCGTTAAACCTTATCTGGAATAAAGAAGGTACAAGGATCGCAGAGATCTATCACTTACCATTTGCAAATGTAAGATCTGGTAAACCAGATGAAGAAGATAATATACATAGTTACTATTACTCGTCTGACTGGTCACAAATAAGAAAGTATAAACCTGTTGAATATAAATGTTTCGATGCGACAGATAATAAGAAAGATAACGCAAGTCAAATCTATTATTGCAAAGACTACAACCCAGGACAAGAAATATATCCTCTACCTGCTTATATTGGTGGCGTTAATGATATACAACTTGATGCTCGTGTTTCAAGGTTTCACAACGCAAACATAAGCAATGGTCTTGCACCTTCTATGTTTGTACAGTTTAGAAACGGTATACCGAATCCTGAAGAACGTAGAGATATTTACAGAGAAATTGAAGATACATTTAGTGGAGAAGAGAATGCGGGTAGATTCTTCTTGGCCTTCTCTGAGCCAGGTAAAGAGTTACAAGTGACACCTATTGAAAATGCTAACGATGATTACTACCTTACGCTTGAGCAAAGAATCACGTCACGAATCCTTACAGCTCACCGCATTACTTCTCCACTTCTTTTAGGTATTAAAGATGGAGCAGGTTTTAGCTCTAATGCAGACGAGATCGTTACATCTTACTCACACTTTATGAATACTGTGGTAAGACCAAAACAAACTAAAATTCTAAATACTTATGGTTACATTCTAAAGCTTGCGGGCTTCAATGTAAAACTAGAAGTAGAACCAGTGCCAATGATTATCGGTACAGAGGCTGATGACCCTGCATTGGAAGAAGACATAACAAATATAGCAGACGTATAATATGAGCCAAACAGCATTACTAGTTAGTGAGCAAAGAATGAAGCAGTGGACTCAGTTAGATGACAATGTCAGACTAAATGAGATTACACCACATATTCTACAAGCTCAAGACATTTATTTACAAAACGTATTAGGTACTAGGCTTTATGATAAATTAAAGACTGGTGTTATTGCAGCTACTTTAACTGCTGACGAAGAGTTATTACTTAAGGATTACATAGGACCAACTCTAATGCAGTATGCCTTATATCTAATGTTACCAAGCATTAAGTATAAGATAGCTAACCAGGGTATCTTAAATGGTACGTCTGAAGAGACTAGCCCTACAACTCTAGATGAGTTACAATTTATCATGCAGAGAACATTAGATACTGCAGAGTTTTACTCGAAAAGATTAACTAAATACTTTTTTGACAATCCTAACCTGTTCCCAGAGTATCAGAATCCTGGTACAGACGGTATGATGCCAGACAAGCGCAACCCATACTTTAGTGGATTAGTAACAGGTAGATCAAATTTATCATATTATGAAGAGAAATACGGCGAATGCACAGACTGTGGTCCTTCCACGACAGTCCATGGCAACTAAAAAGAACATACAGAAGCTTAGAGTTGCACTAAAGAAAATTAACAACACTAAGTAAAATTATATTTCTAAGTAGATGGATATAAACAACGTAACAAAAGACTACGCACAGTGTATTTCTAACAATACAATCACTGAACCTACTGGAGGCACGTGGCTTAGTGCAGCAGCTATTTACCTAGGACAAACAACTCCAGTAAATAACTCATGGCTACAAGCACTCTGTGCAGCTTTAGGTGTAACATCACCAGTAAATTCATCATGGGTAATAGCACTTGCAAACTACTACGGTATTACGCAGCCAATGAACGGTTCTTGGTGGTATGCAATCGCAGATAACGCATGTAACGTAGCTCCATTACCACCATGTCAGTGGGGCTCAAATCAAAACACATTTGGTACTGAAACAAGAGTATGGTCAGCAACGACACCTTGTGCAGCACCACCAGTTGCAGTAAATTGGGAAGCTGCTAGCTCTAATTGGGAAGCAGAACCAGATAACTGGGAAACAGTATAAATATAAAAACGAGATAATATGGCTCAATTAACAGGAAATCCAATTCAAAGCTCATACCTTGGATTAATTAAAACAAACGATAACGCTGCTATTGGTGGCGCAACTAAAGCACTATCAGACGGAGCTGGTAATGCTATTAACATGGAAATTGGTACAGGAGCTATCAAGTTCCCATCAGGTACTGTAGATTTTACTGGAAGTTCTGTACAAGGTCTACCAGCAAGTGGTGGAGGTACAGTTATTCAAGGTACTCCATGGACATTAAGCACACAAGCGTCATCAGACCTTGTATACGAAACGTTTACTATTCCAGCTGGTACATTTACTACTGGTGATGTAATAGAGTTTAGTACATTAGAATATAGAGACGGTTTAAACAACTGGGGTTACTCATCATTGTGGATTTCAGATACAGCACAAACAGTAGGTCAAGCACCTGCAGGTGGTGCAGGTAACTTCTCAATAGCACAAGTGCAATCACCTAACGCACGTAATAACATTTATTACAATAAAAGATTGTTTATTAAATCTAATGGAACTATGTTTATGCCTATCGCAGGTTCAAATAACGTAGATGCTGAAAGCTCTTCAGATCCAACAGAAACATATAACATTAACTGGGCGGTCAACCAGTATTTCTACTACCAATTATGGAATGATTCAACGACCGGTAGTTATACTACTAGTGGAACAATGTTGAAAAAATTAAACTAATACTATGAGCGGATACGTAAAATACATACACGACGAAGACGGTAACATAGTTAGAGTACCGGATGAAGAGAAAAACATCTCTGAAATCGAAAAACTAGAAAATCAAATAGCTGCACTAGAAGTAGAACTTGCAGCCCTAAAACAAGAAAACGAATAATATGGCTTCATTACAAAACGAACAAATAGATCAGTCGTATCAAGGGTTGATTAAAACAGCAAATAATCTGGGTGGCGCACCATTTCCACCAGCAAATTTACAATACGGCGACGGTACTAACCTACCTATCTCACTTGGTGATGGTACAGGTGTAGGTATTGGTGATATTGTTACAATCGCATCAGGTACTAGAACTATCGATCTAAACTCACAGAATTTATCTCTAGTGGGTCTAACCAATGTAGATGCTTCAGGTGGTACTACAGCCATTCAAAATGGTACATTTAACTTCGGTAATCCTTTCCAAACCACAAATGTTGACTTTACAAATGCGACAGTAACTGGTTTACCAGGTGGCGCAGCAGGACTAGAGAGTGGTACAGGTACTGATTCTATGCAATCAGCTGCTTCATTAACAACTAACGCTGCAGATGCATCTGGAAATCAATCTATCGCACTAGGTGATGGCGCAACAGCTTCATCAGAAGGTGGTGTAGCAATCGGAGAATCTACAGTTGCAGATGGTATTGACTCAGTCGCTATCGGTAGAGGCGCTAACTCAAACGGCGAATCAGTAGCGATCGGCGATGGTTCTACAAATGCAGTACAAAGATCGGTAGCAATCGGTAGATCTGCAACTGCAAACCAAAATGGTATTGCAATTGGTAACTTCGCAGAAAACACAGGTGTTAGATCGATTTCAATGGCATCATGTGCTATTAATACACAAACTAACGCGGCTGACGATTCAATAATGATTGTACCAGGTTCATACGGTACAAGAGTAAATGCTGCTGCTGACAGACAGATTACTATTGGTGGTGCTAGCACTGATTTAACTAGAGCCGGAGCCAATGGTGCTGATGGTATTGTAATTGGATTTGATGCATATCAAAATGGTAACTCTGCAATTGTAATCGGTAAAGACGCTAATGTAAATGGTGCTTTAGGTATGGCAATTGGTGCAGGCGCTAGTACAGGTACTTTAGGTGAAGCATGTGCAATTGGTTTAGACGCCACAGCAACAGGTAATGCTGGTGCATTAGCACTTGGTAGAAACGCTACAGCGAGTGGTCTTGTATCTACAGCACTTGGTAGAAACTCTACAGCAAGTGGTAACTACGATGTAGCAATTGGATATAACGTAACTGCAGTCTGGGACTTCGGTACAACAGTTAACCAATTAGCAATAGCTAACTACGCTAACCTAAACTACGCTGATGACAGTGCAGCGGCAACAGGTGGTGTACCTCTAGGTGGTGTGTATCACACATCAGGTGCATTAAAAGTTAGAATCACATAATCTGAAACAAAAATTAAAGACGATATATAAGGTATGACGATTCATTGTTATTTGAGTTAGTCATTTTGCATATCCATGAAGTCATGTTCATGGTTGTTTATTTTATTATTTTATTATATAGAAGGGTCCTCATTCGAGGGCCCTTCGGCCTTTTATAGGAATCCTACTTTTTTTTGTATTTACAACGATATATAAAGTATAACCAAATAATATAATTCAATCATGAAAGACAATTTAGAAATCGTAGGTACTGTTAAATTAGGCGGTACTAACCACAATCACTACTGGACTTATTACATCTCACCTGAAGGTAGACTATTTAAAGTTAAATCAAAAGATGGTATGATGAGTGAAGTTAACATAGCACTTACTTCAACTAATAAATACAAAGGTAATAGTTATGGTGGCTACTATGCAGCACCTACTAATAGCTTACCAAATAAGTATATCCATAGAATGGTAGCCACAGCATTCGTACATAACGATGACCCTGATACCAAGACTTGTGTTGACCACATCGATGGTAACAAACACAATAATCACTACAGTAATTTAGAATGGGTTACTCGATCAGAGAACCACAAGCGTATGCATGCTCGTAGAAGAGCTGAAGGTAAAGTGTGGACTGGTCGCAGAGCTACTCTTTGAAACAAATGGACTTTAAGTCATATAACAATAATAAAATAAAAGGCAAAATGAAACTAACAAAAAATCATAATCACAATGAAAAACAATTTTATTCAAGTACAGGAAAGACTGTACGAAAATGAGTACTTAGACATTTATCACATACATATACTGTCTTGGGTACAGAGTTACAACCGTAACAAACAACCTTTCTTTATGTCTAATCAATTATTAGCACAAAAATTAAAATGTAATCCTAAAACTATTAAGAGACGGTTTGACGACTTAATAAAGTGGGAACTAATTAGTAATGTAGGTAAGAGAGGCCGTAGTTGGTTAAGACAAACAGACGGTAAGAAGATACATGACTTTCTACATAATGGACCTAGAGTCCACAATAATGATACATTACGGACTGACAGTCCACTATGTATGGACACAGAGTCCAACTATAATACTAACAATAAGACTAGTTTAAATAAAACTAGTCTTAGGGGTGAAGCGTCTTTAAACGCTTCCCCCAGCTCAGCTGAAATCTTAGCTTGCTTAGACTGATAAATACTATATGAAGATAAAAGTAAGAATACCTCACTGGGTAAATACAGATGATGAAGGCATAATGATACTGTTTGCTTTCCTACGTAAGATGTGGGTTAACTATAACCTTAAAGGTAAAAGCATTGACATGTATGGTTACGACATAAGACGTATACTCAATACTGAAAGCAAGTATTTACATGAATACTTATATGACCATGTAGACCCTGCATACTGTACAATAGGTAAGTTAAACCGTGAACACTTTGTATTTAATATGAAGAATGCAAAGAACAATAGCAAACTTGTTACAATAGAAGACCCACGCTACATATACAGATGGGCTTA